GCTGCAAACACTTTCATAGTTTGACCTAAACCTTTAATCGATTGTCCAACGATACCAGTTACACCACTTGTAGATGCAAGAGCATCAGTAAACTTAGCAGATGATAGTTGAACTGTTTCTAATTGGTCAGTTAATCCGTTTAACTCCAGTGATAACTCTTTAAACTTTTCAGATTTAGGGTCTAACTTAGTTAACGTATCTTGAGTTTTTGATATTGCTTCATTAAGGTTTTCGAATTCTCCTAATGATGTGGCAATAGTTTTGTTAAGTAAGTCAACATTCTTAGCCGCATCCTTAGTTTCAACATCAATCTCAGCCGTATATGTTTTAGTATTTTCTGCCATTGTATATTCGTTTTATAAGTTCTTTACATTCCCCGAGTGAACTTGGCTTTTTATACAACCCCTTAGCTATATCTACATTTTTAGATACACCTACGAACTCATCCAATGAAATCAAATCTATTAAAGTCTTTATCATATTAGTTTAACAATTATTTTAGTTATTGGTATGAACCACATAAATTAGCAACAACGATTTCTGAACCTTGTGTATTACCTACTACTGTACCTGGTCTAGCACAACTAATGAATCCCTCTGCTTGTCCTTCTAAATCCTGAGTTTGTTCTACACCATCACAATCTAAATATGTAAACGTTGTTATGTTCTCTGGGTCACCATATATATCGTAAGAGTAACATGGGTTTCCATCTAAAGGGTCTGAGAATGAATCTGCTATAATTGGTCCTAACAATTGTAGTTTACATTCACCTGTTGTAAATGAATAGTCATTAACCGCTCGTAGATGGTAGTAATTACTTCTCCATTCAACGATGTCATTAAGTTCTAACTCAAAGTAATCAGCTAATGGAATAACCGCATCAGCATCAATTAAACGAGTTCTTGGATTATATAGTAATTCAATATATGTAGCCCAATATTCTGAGAATAATGTATTAACTGGTACCTCACCATACGATGCTACTTCATTAAAGAATAAAAGAGAATTAGAACCAGAGGTTGGTAAATCTCCACTACTACTAACGTTATAATGGTCAACGTATGGAATATCATCTAATGTAGTAAAGGCAGATGTAGAACCATTAGCACTAGTCCAATGATAAACTTCATATTCAGGTGCTGTAATTGTTCCATTATAGTAAAACACTCTAGGTTGTACTCTTGCCGGATTGAATTTATCATCCGATATAAAAGTTGGTATATATAATTTATTATCTGCCATAATTTTTTATTAAGATGATGGGTCTGCACAATTTGCGTAGTACTGCCCTACTAATCCGTTTGAACTTAAATTATATCCATCTCCACCTCCATCAACAACAAATCCATAACCAGTTACGGGTTGAGTTAAGAATTGGTCTAAATACAATATATCACCTTGGAAGAATCCAGAAGATTGGTCAGTAAATACAGTAGTTAAATTTTCACTACAAACCGCTGGGAAGTAGTTACCTAATTGAACTAATTCACTATAACCTTGCGTTGGTACAGATGAACCACTAATACCAGTACCTTGTATATACCTTAATGGTGATACTGCAAATGTTGTTTCTACATCTAAACTACCCTGTGAGAAGAAGTTTTGATTATCAACATAATTTATAGTACCAAAATCCCTATTAATAGCTTTATCAAATTGTAATGCTAAGAAATCTCTTCCAAGTTTATCACCAAAGTTAACTTCTCTAACGGCTAAATTGTTAGCAGGTGTTACTTCAATTTTTTTGTTTAAATCAATAAACCTATCAAAGTTCTTAACCTCACCTCTTTTATACCAACTATTAAAGGTATCAATTATAAAGGCATTAGGTTTAACCTTTGATGGATATATAATTAAGTTAAATTTCTTTTGTAATCCTTTTATAAAATCAATTTGCATGATTCCAGTTTCTCCACCTTGTGGTAAGTTTCTGGCTATCTCCATAACTCTATAATCAGCTGCTGCTGTTACTTCATCAACTGCAATGTATCCATTAACATTTCCACCAGGGTTATTAACTACTGTAAAAGCAGTACCATCAAAGTTTTCATACTTTAATTGGAATCTATAATCCCCATCAGTAATTAACATTGTAAATTCTTCTTCTAATGTATATTCCCTATCACCAGTAGATGAGTTCTGAGAATTAATTTCTCTAAAGAACTTATTAGTTTGTTCTAATAGTTTAGCATCTACTTCACCTGGCGTACCCGTAGTTCTATAAGCTTGTAATGTAAATTGTGGAACACCTGCTGTACCATCAACTTGTACAACTAACTTAATTCTACCTTTTATTAAACTTCGTTCTCTATCTAATGTGTATTTTCCACCTGAATAACTAAATTGAGGGTTGCTTATTACACTATCGTAAGTCAAAGGTGTATAGACACCCGCCACTAACGTAACATCCGTATCTGAGCCACTTAAAGGTGCTGCTTCAAATACACCAAATCCTTCTAAATTAATTCCATCAAATACTGGGTATTTTAAATCTCTATCACATACTACATATACATCATCCCAAACACCTGTTTGTATAAATGGTGATTCATATGTATATCCATATTGTTCAAAGATTGCATCAAATACTCTTTGTACTCTAATGGCTGGTTTAAAGTTTTGTACTCCTAATGCACCTGAAGTTGAGTTAATTCCAGTTGGAAACTCATCGTAATCATATTCTATATTGCTTCCATAATCTATAAGTGGATAAACAATATCACCATTAAACAAACCATTATTCCAACTTGAAGATATGTTAGTAAACGATGCAGTGTGATTATAACTATTTAAAGTAGTTAAATCATTCAGAGTTGCTCGATTAACTTCCCTTGCAAATGATGATAAACTACCATATACAGTTACTTCATATGAGTCAACATACTTGTTAGCTATTACACTAACTTTGTTTAACTGAAGATAACCTGATGATATGTATATACCACCAAAGTCAAAATATGCATCAACCTTTTTATTAGTTGAAAATAAGAATGGGTTTATTACCGATATATCATATACATGCTCAAAGAACGCATTGTTTCTTTTAGTACCAGGTAAAGTAATTGTACGTGAAAACTCCGATGGTAACTCTCCTATATCAAATAGGCCTGTTACGTTATCGGATATCTTAATCTCTTCATCTTTAAATAAATCCAATGTTTGACCATTAGCAACAAGTTGAAAAGCTAATCCCTGTGTGCTCGTTATTCCCATATTATAGTATTAATTTATAATTTTGGCCAAATTTGAAATCAAATGAATATTGTATTAGCTTATCTACTACACCAGTTTTAAATCTGATGTTAGATGTTGTTATAGCCAAAGGTCTTATATCACCAGCATCGTTGTATATCCAATAGATTTCATCAGATGATACTAATTGCTTTAAAAGTTCATTATAATCTTCAGATAACCAATCACTATTAACTGATATTGTTTGTGTAGAATCTGATACATAGTTTTGTATTGATGATTCCCATTGATTGTATTCTAATGTTGAACTATTCCAACTACCAACTTGTGGTTGATAAGTTTTACGAGTTGTAGCAAATGCTTCCTTACTAACCATATCAAAGTTAAGGAAATCATATTGTCCAAATCTATTCTTCCATTTGATTCTTACGTTAGGATATTTCTCCTTACACTTTTCTTCAAATCTAATACATTGGCCTAACTTAGTAATATCAGGTGTGTATTTTGATGTAGTTTGTGGAACTGTTACAGCTGTTATTTTTAATTGTCCTGTAATTCCAGGACCCGGTCCTGAAACATTTACTACATCATTTACATCATACCCAGAACCTATATTTTCTATTACTACTGATTGTATTGCACCTGCAGCTGTAGTTCCAGTTATACTTACTGTCAATCCAGTACCATTACCACCCGTAGTGTTATAAATACCATTTTGATAGCTATTACCTATTGTTTGAAGACTAACTGTAGATACACCTCCAACTATTCCTATGAATGAATTCTGAATGTATAAATTCGAAGTAGATAATGCCATTGCTTGATTTAAATCATCATCGTAATCGTTATTAACGACCCAAGGGGATAATAATTTAATTGAAGGAATGTTAACAAATTCAGGCTGATTTACTTCTGCCCAAGGTGATGATTCTTCAGTTATTGTATTGTAAAATAATGGAGTTGCTTCATCTGCAGCCCAAACATATATAGGTTCGGAAACCTCATCATTAAAGAAGTCTTCAAAATTACTTGCGTTTTGTTGTAATGTAGCAGGGTCGTAATCAAATTCGTCAGTTCCTCCTTGAAAATCATCCAACTCAGTCCAACTAGCAGAAATAATTGTTTGCAATAGTGATGATGAATTAGATGCAGATACAGCACATATTGTGTATGAATCCGTATAAGTTATAGGGAAATCTGATTCAGCTGGAAAAGCTGGGAAATCGAATATAACTTCTGATGAAAGGTATTGGGTATCAATTATTGGTAATATTGATGATGTTAAAGAAGATGAATAGTATATATGTGTTGCATCATCATTACCACTCCAATCAATATCATATGTACCTGCTCCAAATCTACCTAAGTCAGTATCAAATATAGATTGAGTAACAGGTCCATCAGTTAAGATAGGATAGTATGTAGTTTTATCTTGTAAAGATGATGTTATGTTTTCAGGGAATAATCCGTATCCATCTAACGCTGCATATATTCGACTTGATACACGTGAACCTGTTACAAAGGCTGTTGTACCAATTGGTATATATTGAGGATAGAATTCTGCTTTAAACCAAACTGCATTAGATGAGTTCTCCTCAAGTCTTTCAGTTAGAGTGGAGTTAACTATCTTAGATACATCAAAGATTCCGTAATCGGAAGTATTTGGGAATTTAGCAAGTGTATAATCAACACTACCACTATTAGCTTGAGAACCAGTCCAATATGTCAAATCAGCTAAATATTGAAATGATGAACTTAATAACATATTATTGTCATTCTGAATCACCGAAAATATAATAGGTGATTGAGCCAACGATGATGATGCTGGTGATTGGGTTATTGATAATATTCCTGGCATTGTTTATATCTTTATATTTTAACCATTAATTTGATAAATCTATTGAAGGGGTTAGGATATTGTAAATCCTGCTTTTTTAAATTGAGTATCAATTGCATCTAAATAATCTTTAGCAATAACATCAACTTTATCTTTTAAGAATTCATCTAAAGCATTTTGGAACTCATCCGATTCAGCTCCTAATTCAGCAAAAGGTCTTTTACCCATCTTAGATGTACCATAGTGAACGTACTGTCCATACTCAGCTCCTGTTGGAGCTATATCTAATACGAATGTATATTTTGTACCTTCAGTTAATTTGTTTTCTCTACCTATACTACTAGGTACGTTACTTGGTGATGTTACAAACTTAGAAAGTAAGTTACCTGTTTTGAATGCTTTAGATGTACCTGTTTTATATGAGGTGTACGTAGAACCAGGGTAAATTGCTTTACCTGCTGCTTTCTTATACGCCTTAGCTACATCGTTTAATGTTTTCATTATTCACAAGGTGCTGATGAACCTATTACTGTATTATCACTTAAAGAGATAACTTCAAGTCCACAAACTGTATCAGTATTATATTGATATTGTACATCTCCGTTACAATCTCTATATTCAATAATTACTGGGTCTCCTCCAAGAACAGCAAATTCATAACGAATACACTCTTGTGTTGTAGATTTACCTAAATCAAATAAACAAATGTTTCTATCGTTATGTACTCTTAGAGTGAAATCAGCTGACCATCCAGCTAAACCATTATCATACTCTTGCTTAAAGGCTGTACATGCTGTTGTACCTTGTATCTCAAACCCTTCTTCTTTTCTATCAGTATATGAAAGTAAATCGTTAACGATTGAAAGTGTGTTAGCATGAATATCAACAGTATCATCTACACCTTCAAAATATATGGTTTGTTGGTTGTTAGAACCTGATGATTCATTATCTTTTAATTTTATCTTATCAGCTACTACAATTTGTACACCATAATCCGTAGATTTACCATCGAATGTGGCATTAGTAATGATTACATTTCCTAAAGGATATTGAGGGAATGGGAATGTATCAATTGAAAATACATCACCTTGAGTCACATACCTTATTGATGGGTGATTCTTCATTATCGATTTTAGATAATTTAGAACATTGTAATATAATGTATAATTAGTTCCGTTACTCATATCGTTTTTTTATAGTTCTAATCCACCGAAGTATTGGTTACTTTGGTCAGGCCATATTTGAGTTGCATTACCAACTGATTCTAAGAACTCAGGAATATTAGATGAATTAGCAATTAAATAATCTTGTAATCTTGTTGCGTAATAATCAGCGTTATTCAAAGCTTTTGCCAATAAATAATCAATCTCATTTTTACCCGGTGAGATGGATGTATCTGATTGATGTTTGAATGCACCTTCACTTTTAAAAGATATACCACTAAAAGGGATGTATTCAACGCATGCGTACCATACTAATGTTGGTTTAATGTATTCATCTACTAAAGTTTCGTAATACCCAGTAAATGGAGTACTTGCTTCAATATCAGCTTGTAACTTATTAAACAATACTGTACCTAAAAGATTAAGTAAATATTTGTCTTGGCTAGTTCTGATAAATGGTAATAGTTTATCTGCATCAATAGCTCCTTGAAGCGGAGTTTGCTTTATGATGTCATTTCGGGTTATAAATAGTGCGTATGCTGCCATCGTTATTCGTTATTAAATTCTAAGTTGTTTTCCATTTGTTCAGTATTCTCCATCTGCTCATTCACAGTTTCTTCTACCTCTTCGATTGTTTCACCAGTCTCTTCAGCAGTTGTTGATAGTATTGCCAATGGAGTTAATTGGTCAATGTATAATTCGGTTTCATTACCCCATCCACCTTTTCTAAAGATATCAGCAAATGATGATATAATAGTATTTTGGAATGGATGTATTGTCATTGTTTGCATGATACTAAACGCTGTTTTCATTTCCTCACTCTGAGAGGAGAAACCATTGTTAGCGGTACGAATACCAAAGAGTAGTGGAGATGTTACTCTATTTGCCACTAAGATTCGGTCCTGAGCGTACTCAGCAACGTATTGTTGTTTCTCATGTAAGTTTTCCGTTTGAATTGCTTCAATTGTTGGTTTGTTAGCTGCATCATCGTTAAATGATAACATAAAACGACCCGCATTACGAGTACCAGTAAACTTGTTAACAATGTTTGTTTCAATCGCTTGTCTTTCTTCAGGTGCAGGAACTCCGTTGTTCAGGTTAACCATTACCAAAGGAAGGAAGCCATTTTCTATGTTGTTGATATGTAGATTACTTAATTCAGCTTCTACAAATGAGAACTGAAGTGCAGAAATCCAATCGGGCATACCATAGTAGTATGTACCTGGTGA